ATGACCCTGTATGAAATCGACAGCGCCATCATGGATTTGGTAAACCCCGAAACTGGCGAGCTGGTAGACTACGAGGCGTTTGCAGAGTTGCAAATTGCGCGGGATGAAAAAATTGAAAACACGGTTCTGTTTATCAAAAATCTGGAAGCAGAGGCGGCAGAAATCAAAGCAGAGGAAGCCAGACTGGCAGAACGCCGAAAAGCGAAGGAAGCGAGGGCCAAGCGGTTCCGGGAATATGTAGGTTTCGCGCTGGATGGCGAGAAATTTGAAACGGCCCGGTGTGCGGTGTCTTTTCGGAACTCCACCGCTTTGTCCGTATCGGACGCAGGCGTTGCCGCTGATTGGCTCAAGAGCAACGGACATTTTGACCTTGTTACTTATGCGGCCCCAACGTTGGACAAGCGCAATGTGGCGGCTTTAGTAAAGTCCGGTGCTGATATCCCGGGTGTACAGTTTGAGCAACGACGCTCTACCGTTATCAAGTGAAGTGCTCTGATGGATAACCTTGCTTTATATAATAAACTTCGGCCTGTCCCGGAGGAAGCGAAAAAGAGCATTACGGCAGGCCGGTTAAAAGGCATGACAGACATAAACCCGGTGTGGCGTATCAAAGCTCTCACAGAAGCATTTGGCCCATGTGGTGTCGGTTGGTGGTATACGGTAGACCGGAAGGAGATTGTGCGGGATGATACGACAAAACAAGGCGCGGCTTTTGTTGACATCACGCTGCACTATATAGATCCTGAAAGCGGCTGCGAGAGCCACGGAATCCCCGGAACCGGCGGCGCATCGTTTGTGGCGAACGAAAAAAACGGTCCGTATATGAGCGACGAGTGCTACAAAATGGCCTTGACTGACGCTTTGTCTGTTGCCGCTAAAGCGCTTGGACTTGCCGCTGATGTGTATTTTGCACGAGGGTGCGCAGAAACTAAATATACCGATAAAACGCCCGGAAATAACGCATCGGCGCAGAACTTTCAGCATGTGGAGAACCTGCCTATTGCAGAATGCGCCCAATGCCACAAGGCGCTGTATAAGCATGAAGAAGGAAAACGTAAAAACGGAAAAATCTACTGCCTCGCATGTCTAAAGGCTGGTGCCAAATGATCTCCCTTAACTTTGACAAAACCGAGATCCACACAAGCGATGGCGCGGTCTGGCTGGCGCTTCGGCTCCCGCCGGATTCCCGCCAGCAGGCCCGCCGGTTTGTGATGGAGTTCAACGGCAAGCTGCATACAGCGGAGATAAAGCAGTTCCGCCAGAAGCGAAGCCTTGACGCAAACTCTAAGTGCTGGGCCATGCTGCGGGAACTGTCTGCGGCGGTGGGCATCCCGGACGTTGAGATATACAAGGGCATTGTCCGGGAGATCGGCCCCTACAAAGAGTTCACCATGACCACTGACGAGGCCAAAACCTTCCGGGTGGCGTGGGAACGGCTCGGGATAGGCTGGCCGGTGGAACAGGTAGACTATACGCCGGACGGTGATCGCGTGGCGCTCCGGGCCTATTATGGCAGTTCCACCTATAACACAAGGCAAATGTCCATGCTAATCGACCACGTCATTCAGGATTGTCAGGCGGTAGGCATTGAGACCATGAGTGACCGGGAACGGTCGCTGTTGTTGGAGGACTGGGATGCACAGAGAAACAAAAGCAACGTCAATTCGGGCTGATGTAAAGCCCATCGTGTGGCGGCGCGATATGTGCCGGTGTGTGCTGTGCGGCAGTCATAACGCTGGCCCGCATTGCCATTATATTCGGCGTTCCCACGGTGGGCTTGGAATCCCGGAAAACCTCTGGACGGGCTGCCAAACGTGCCACGATGCGTTTGACAGCGAAGCAAGCGACGGCCCTTTGCATCAGGAGGTGGCCGATTATCTGCGGAAGCATTACCCTGATTGGGACGAGATCGACAAATGCTACAGAAAGTACAAGTGAAGAGATGGAAAATTTACTGTTGACCAATGCAGAAGCCGCAAAGGCGCTGCGCATCAGCGTGGACACGTTGACTGAGCTGCGGGACGCCGGGAAAATCCGGTGCATCCGTATTGGTGCTCGGGTGTATTACAGTCCGGACGAGCTGCGGGCGTTTGTGACGAAGGAGGGGCAGATGGCATGAGTTTGAATCACATCGTTCTTATGGGCCGCTTGACCCGCGACCCTGAATTGCGTCACACGCAGTCCGGTACCGCAGTTGCATCTTTTACGCTGGCAGTAGACCGGGACTTTAAGAGCAAGGATACCGGCGAGAAGATCACCGATTTCATCTACATCGTAGCGTGGCGCAACACCGCAGAGTTTGCGAGCAAGTATTTTGCCAAAGGCCGTCAGGCCGTGGTAGAAGGTCGTCTCCAACTCCGTGACTGGACAGACCTGGACGGCAACAAGCGTCGTTCCGCCGAGGTGCTGGCAGAAAGAGTTTACTTCGCCGACAGCAAGCGGGACAGCGACACTCCTCCGAAGATGGATTTGGATGACATCCCAGTCGCTCAGTTCGAAGAGATCGACGACGATGACGGCGAACTTCCTTTTTAAGGCGGTGAAGCCAGATGCCGAATCGTATTATTAAAGACAGTATACGGACGAGCAAGAGCATAAACGCAATGTCTGATTTCCAATTCCGGCTATGGGCTTATCTGATTACTTATGTTGATGACTACGGTCGGGGGAGCGCCGACCCTGAATTATTGAAAGGGTTTGTTTTCCCCCGCCGTAAAGGTGTGACAGAAGTTACTATTCAAAAGACGCTTGCAGAATTGGCGACCGCAGGCTCTGTGATCCTCTACGAGGTAGACGGAGAACCGTACCTGTGTTTTCCAAACTGGAGCGAACACCAAGCGATCAGAAACAAAGTAAGCAAATATCCCGCACCCGAGGACGGAGAAATCACAATTGAAAGCAATTGCAATCAATTGAAATCAAATGAAATCAATTGCAATCAAATGAAATCAATTGCAAGCAAATGTTCCCGTAATCCAATCCAATCCAATCCGAATCCAGAATCCAATCCGAATACGGAATCCAGAAACGCGCGAAGCGCTTTCCGCCCGCCGACGCTGGAAGAGGTTCAGGCTTATTGCAAAGAACGCAATAGCCCCGTTGACCCCAAGCAGTTTTACGACTATTTCAGCGAGGGGAATTGGCACGACGCAAATAACAGGCCGGTGCGGTCATGGAAGCAGAAGCTGCTGACGTGGGAAAAGTACGATTCCGTACCTACACGCAAAAAGGCAATGGCTCCAATGCCGAAGCAGGAGAGCCGGGAAAAATCTGCCGGGAGCCTGAAAAAAGACATGGACTGGCTGGATGAGTTCTTGGCCGAGCAGGCGGAGAAGGAGGGCGGGGCATGAAAATCGTGATTCCGTTCTCCCTCCCCGGCCTGAACGAGTACATAGCCGCCTGTCGGGAGAACCCGAAGAAAGGCGGAGCCATGAAGCGCAAATGGGACAATGCCGTGGCTATGGCTATCCGCCACCAGATCAAGCGCCCGCTGCGGGAACCGGTCATCATGGACTACATGTGGATCGAGCGGGACAGGCGGCGCGACAAGGACAATATCTGCGGGTTTGGGCGCAAGGTCATTCAGGATGCTTTCGTGGAGGTTCACGCTCTGCGGAACGACGGCTGGGCCAATATCAAAAACTTTTCGGATGACTTCTGCGTTGACAAGAAGCGCCCTCGCGTCGAAATCGAGATACGGGAGGGTGTGGAGTGATTACCAGAGATCCTTACGGCATCAGCCGTCCGCCCATCAATCCCGGTAGGCTGCCGGAGCCGTACCCACCCGCAGAGACGATGGACACGCCGGAAAACGTGGAACGCTGCCTGTGCTGCACGCTCCCTGTGTGCAACGGGGAATGCCCGAGAAACGAAGAATTGACCAAAAAGCGAAATGCCATCGCCCAGCTGGCAGAGGTCAGATACAACGGCGGGACAGACCGTTTTGCAATGGAACTTATTGGACTGACCAAAGACCAGATCAGGAGGTACGAAAGAACTGTTGGATATGAGCGGGAAATAGAAAGACTGAGGAGGAATCGGCGTGGTAATACCAGTGCTGACAAATAAGGGCGTGGTTGCCCTTGTGGCGGGCAAATTTGATTTGAAAAGCCTGCCGGGGTACGCAATGTGCCCCAACTGTGGGAAGCTGTTTGAACCGGCTCACGCGGAACGGAAGCCGCGATTCTGCGAGGACTGCGGCGCGGGGCTGGTATGGGGGCGAGAGCAATGCTGAAACTACTGATAGGGGGGAGCCCCTGCACTCACTGGAGCATCGCTCAGACCAAACACCGCGAGACGGAAGCCAGCGGCATCGGCTGGGAGCTGTTCCTGAACTACCGCATCGCCCGGGACAAGTACCAGCCGGACTATTTCTTGTACGAAAACAACAAATCCATGTCGCCCGCCATCCGGGCGCAGATCACGGCGGAGCTGGGCGTGGAGCCTGTCCTGATAAACTCTGCGCTGGTATCGGCGCAGAACCGCCAGCGGCTCTACTGGGCCGGAAAGCGAAACCCCGACGGTACATACAGCCAAGTGCCGGTGGAACAACCTGATGATCGGGGCATCCTGCTCAGGGATATTCTGGAAACCGCCGCGGGCGAAAAGGGGTACGCCCTGAAACCGCTGTCCGAAAAAGAGATGGCGTACATGGTGCGCGAGACCAAGGACGGGCGCAATCATTTCGACTACGAGTATTTCCACGACGCCACCAAGGACAAGAGCGCCTGCGTGACAGCGAATACGCACAAGGGCGTCCCTTATAACGTGCTGGCGGAGCCGGTACGCATCGGCACCATCGAGAACGACGCGAAGAACCAAGACCATGACAGCCAGCAATACCGTGTTTACAGCCCGGACGCCAAAAGCGTGACCCTCTGCGGGAATGGCGGCGGTCTGGATGCAAAAACCGGGCTTTATGCCGTACCCGTTGCCCCCCCGATGCGGGTGCGGGAAGCGACCAAGCAGGGATATGTGGACATCCGGCCGGGAGAGTGCGTGGACTTATCCATGTTGAACAGCAAAACGAGGAGGGGCCGTGGAATGAAAGATAAAAGCAACTGCCTGACTACCTCGTGTGAGTATTACGAATACTGCGGGACCTTGGATGCGCCAATCTATCAGGTTCGTGACGGATATGTCACCATTAAGGGCAAGGAGTACCCGATAAAGCTGAAGGACGGCTGCTACATCATTCGCAAGCTGACCGTGACGGAGTGCAAACGCCTCCAGACCGTGCCGGACACATACGCCTTTCCCGTCAGCGACACCCAGGCGTATAAAATGCTGGGCAACGGCTGGACCGTGGACGTGATCGCCCACGTCACGAGCCACTTCGAGGGGCTGAGGTCGGAGCCTGTGGAAGTGCTTTCCATGTACGACGGTATGAGCTGCGGCCATATCGCGCTGGACAAGCTGGGTGCGGAGATCGCCGCCTACTACGCCACCGAGATCGACAAGTACGCCATCCTGACCACACAGCACAATTTCCCGGACACCGTACAGCTGGGCGACGCTTTTCAAGTGCGGGAGCTGGGTTGGAATATCAGGAAAGGTGAAGGAGAAACATGACAGATAAGGAACTAATTCAAGCCTTGCGTGAACACGCAGAATGGGCGCAGGCCAACGAATGGGAAGTGCCGATTGCACTGGGGGATGACTTGAAGGCCGCTGCGGACCGGCTGGAACTCAGAGCAATGGAATTGGGGTTTGCCCGGAGCGAGCGGGACGTGGTACAGAAGCGCTTGATCGAGCTGGAGATTGGAGGGGGAAATGGCAATTAAGAATTACACCTCCGGGGTGGATGTATTCACCAGCTTGGGGGAAATACAGGGTGCGCTCGCCGGACATGGCGCACGTCAGATCATGGTGGAATACGACAAAAAGGGACGCCCGACGGGCGTGACCTTCTCCATTGATACGCCTGCCGGGCGGCGGGGCTTTATGCTCCCGGCCAACATCGACGGCGTTTTGTTCGTATTCAAGCAACAGAAGTTCAAGGACGATCGCGACCAGGCCGAGCGCACGGGCTGGCGCAACCTGCGGGACTGGACGCTGGCCCAAATGTCGATCATCGAGGCCGGGATGGCGAGCGTGGAAGAGGTTTTCCTGCCGTATCTGACCGATGGGCACGGGAACACGCTGTACACGCTGTATTCCAGCGGCACGCTGAGACTGGGGGACGGGACATGAAAAAAGCTGTGCTTATCAGCATCCGTCCGCAGTGGGTCCAGAAGATCGTGGACGGAGAAAAGACGGTCGAAGTCCGGAAGACGAGACCAAAGCTGGCCACGCCCTTCACGTGCTATGTCTACTGCACGTTGCAGGGCTGTAACGAGTTTTTCCGAGTTGATCTCGGGAGGGAGTGAGTTTACCGGCTTGCGGACGTTCAAGAGCGGTTTTGAGCTGCGAAAGCTCGACCGTCCGCCGCAGAGTTGGTGCTACGTGGAGGAAAAACAATGAAACGACTGACAAAAAGATACAACAGTGTTGTCGTGCTGAGCAATGACTACACGGACAAGGACGGAGAGGAGGCTCTCAAAAAGGCTATGTATATCTGCAACTACCAGAATAACGGAGTGACCCGCTACACAGCAGACGCGATTGCCGAGAAACTCTCCCGTAGCGAGAGCGACCCGATCCAGGATGAGATGGGGTGATGACGGTGCTTGAAATATGCCCTATGACGCTAAAGGAGGCCAACGCATACGTTGAGCAAAACCACCGGCACCACGGGCCTGTAGTGGGGCACAAGTTTTCAATAGGCTGTTCAGACGGGGAGAAAATCGTGGGCGTGGCCATTGTGGGAAGACCTGTGGCGCGGCATTTAGACGACGGGTTGACGCTGGAGGTAAACCGCCTCTGCACAGACGGGACCCGCAACGCCTGTTCCATGCTTTACGCTGCCGCATGGAGGGCCGCTCGTGCGATGGGGTATAAGCGTTTGGTGACCTACATTCTGGAGAGCGAAAACGGGGCCAGCCTCCGGGCAGCTGGCTGGAAATGCGTGGGACAAGCTGGCGGCCTCCGGTGGACCGGAAAACGCAGGCCGGAGGTTGACCTGTACCCGGCGCAAATGAAAATCAGATTTGAAAAGACACAGGAGGTGGAGTGATGGATCGGTTAACAGTCCCAGACGTGCGCGTTGACGAGCACACCATCCGCAGAGCATTTGTTGATGTGGAAGCTGTGCGGGATCGGGCTATGGAATTTTATTGGCGGCTGAAAGCCTACGAGGACAAGGAACTTGAGCCGGAGGAAGTCCTGCAGAAAGATAAGGCAGACGAGATTGCACTGAAGCTGATGCGTCTTGCTGATTTGGAGAGTATTTGCAGCTATACCCGCCTGCGCGAACTGGCCGGGGCCGACAAGGACGGGCGCGTGGTGGTACTGCCGTGCAAGGTTGGCGACACGGTATGGTTTAAGACCTACACAGATAACGGCAAGACCTGCATTGGCATACAGCCCCATAAAGCGGTTTCGGCCCGAGTATGCGTCATGGCAGAGGGGAGGATTTTTCCGGTCGAGCTGCCATTAAGCAGGTTTGGAAAGAGCTGGTTCCTCACCCGCGAGGAGGCGGAGAAAGCATTGGAGGCGATGGAGAATGGTTGACCTGAAACGTTGCCCGTTCTGCGGCGGCGCAAAACTCAAGATTGAACGAAAGTCTCGTCTCGCAGGGTGGAATGGTCTTGATATGCGCGTAGAAATGCACACCTACTCTGTCCGATGCAACACCTGCCACGCGCGTGGTGGCGCTGTTGGTGGTCGCGTTATGGATGACCCGTGGACACGCTGCGCTCAGTTTCCCGACTGGGCTACGACTGACAAAGCTCTGAAAGAAAAAGCAATCGAAGCATGGAACAGGAGAGTTGACGATGCATGAAATCACTGACATTCTGGGCGAAGCAGAGGTGCTTGCCCAGCTGGCCGAGGAAGCCGCCGAGCTGGCGCAGGCGGCCCTCAAACTGCGCCGGGTGCTGGACGGGCGGAACCCCACGCCCGTGACCGAGAAGGAAGCCCGCCAGAACCTCATGGAAGAGTATACCGACGTGGTGCACTGCGCACTGGAGCTGGGTGTGATAGAAAACCTGCATCTGATCGTCGAAAAACGCGCCCGCTGGAAGATGCGGCTGGGGTTGGAGGAGAAGGAAAATGACTGAGTATATCGAGCGGGAAGCGGCGCTTCGAGAGATTGAACGCCGCGAGACGTTTATGGTTGGAGACAAGTACATTTCTGTTGATTCAATGAAGACGTTTATCAAAAATCGTCCAGCCGCCGACGTTGCGCCGGTGGTACATGGGCGGTGGGTAACGTACTATCGAAGCGGAACGACTGTTGCCGAGGGGTATGTATCAACGTGCTGCGATATGTGGAACAACCGCAAGAGCGATTACTGCCCCCACTGCGGGGCCAAGATGGACGGAGGCGACACGGGATGAGCTGGTACTACAACGCGGCGGGGCAGCGCTGCGAGCTGCCGGAACGGCCGCTGGAGCCGCCGGACTGCTGGGCCCGGCGATATGACGAATACGGGGATTCTGACCCCGAGGAAGAGGAGCTTGAGCAAAATGACGAGAGCTGAGATCATCAATGCCCTGCGCACCACCGAGAGCCGGAGCAAGCGGGAGTTGCTGGACGCCGCCGCGGACCTCATCGAAGAGCAGCTGGTCCCGACCATGGGGGCCCGGCCGGAGCCCACCCCTGAGAACGACCCGGTGAACCACCCGAGTCACTACACGGACGGGAAGATCGAGGTCATCGACTTTATCGAGGACAAGGGACTGGGGTTCCATCTGGGCAACGCCGTCAAGTACATTGCCCGGGAAGGGAAAAAGGATCCGGACAAGGCTGTCGAGGATCTGGAAAAGGCCCGGTGGTATTTGGACCGGGAGATCGGCCGAAGGAAAAAGGAGGCGCAATCTTGATCGACGAATTGAAATTTGAGCGTGTTCAGGCGGAGCCGCCGCTTTACGACCTTTTTATCGACGGTGCGCTGGTAGGCGCGCGGATGACACTGGACGAAGTGATAGCGACGATTGCGGGGAGTGAAGAAAAATGAACTGCCCAACATGCAAGGCCAATAACTCAAAAGTTATTGATTCCCGGGACCGCGTGACATGGCGTCGCCGTCGTTATGAGTGCATTTCTTGCGGGGCCAGATGGACGACGGAAGAGATTCCGGAAGGAGAAATAGACACGCTGATAAAAATCAAAGATTTGGTCATGAAATTAAGGGGGACGTTATGAGAGTGATTGCAAGGGCGGTCATATACATCGGATTTATGGCCGCCGCTGTGGTGGTGCTCATGGGGCCGCTGGTCGAGATGCTTGACACCGGCGTATACGACGCGCGGATTATCACCAGACACGCTATTGCGGGGTTTGCGCTGGTGTTCGTGGGAACGGAGCTGACGGAATGGCTAAAAAGACGGTGGCCTTGAACACAGAGCCGTGCGCCAAGTGCGAATACTGGAAGAAAGTGTCCAGTTACGAAAGCGGTCGGGCTTGTCACTGCCTGTTGATAACCGGGCATCGGAACGGCAAGCACGGGAACAAGTGTAGTACATACAGGCCAAGAGGGAGGGAACGCCGTGGCAGAAGAGCTTTTTCCTTACAGGCTCAGGCAGCTAAGAGAACGGCGGAGGATGAACCGGGCGGCGCTTAGCGAGTGCTGCGGGCTGAGCAAAAATGCAATAGGCAGGTATGAGCGAGGAGAGCGGGAACCTACAATGTCCGCGCTGATTGCAATAGCTGATTTCTTCGAGGTAAGCGTGGACTACCTGCTGGGCAGATAAAAATTTTTCAAAAAGTACCAAATGGGATTTTTTTGAGCAGATTGCATGTTATCCTGAGAGGGTGAAAGTGGACTTCCCACCACTTTCGCCCCTCTTTTCTTTTCCTGCATACCTCCTTAAAACGGCCCCTTCGGGGGCCACATGGAGCATCCAGTGACCTTACAGGCTCGGTGCAACTCCGGGCGGCTCCGCTGAATATACCGGGTAGCTCCCGACTGTGAAAGTCAGCCGCAGGAAACGCGATAGACCAACCTGACACCTCGGAAACAGCAACGAGGGCAAGCCGCTCAGGAGCGCGGCGCGTGAGCCACGACGCAACGGGACCTTGAGAGCCTGAAAAATCGGGGCAAGATACGCAACATAGCCACACCGGAATGGTGAGGGTACAGCGAGTGACGGAGAATGTTTCCCGAAGCGCTAAAGCAGGGCAGGGCTGCAATGTTGCACCAGATGTGCCTTTCGGGGCGGGTAAAGTCTGCTATGTAAGGCCAAGGGGCGGTGGCTGGTAGCAAAATCGATGTGCGAGGTGGTGACAATGGCTGCGCGTCTGACAGACCGGCAGAAAAAGAAAATACTGGCGGACTATGTGCAGACGAACAACTATTGCGCCACAGCGAAAATCAACGGCGTGTCCGCAACGACGGTTAAGAACCTTGTGCGGGCAAATGCCGACATTGTGGAAAAGTGCGAGCAAAAAAAGGAAGAGAACACCGCAGATGTGATGGAGTACATGAACGACCACAAAGACCTTGTGTGTTCGTTCATTGGTAAGGGGCTTGAAATGCTCAACGACCCGGAAAAGCTGGCGGCGGCAAATCTCAGCCAGATCACAACGGCGATGGGGACGCTGATCGACAAGTGGGCGATGGTGCAAGAGAAAACCGGAGATAACAATGACGATGGCGTGATGGTGGTTATCGATGTCTAAGATACTTCTTTCGCAAAAGATCGCGCCGGTGTTCTATGGCGTCGCAAAAGACGTGTTTCAACATGGGCACACGCATTACGATTTCAGCGGCGGTCGAGGTTCGCTAAAGTCTTCGACGGTATCTATCCTTGTCCCGCTGATTCTGATGCAGAAGCAGAACCGAAATTGTCATGCTCTTGTTCTCCGTAAGGTGGCAAATACCATTCGAGACAGCGTTTATGCGCAGTACATTTGGGCGATTGGCGAGTTGGGCGCGGCTCAGTATTGGGAAGCCAAGGTCTCCCCGATGGAGCTGATTTATAAGCCTACCGGACAGAAAATCATGTTTCGCGGCGCTGATGACCCGATGAAGATTAAGTCCATCAAGGTGCCGTTCGGCTATATTGCCGTGACGCACTTCGAGGAAAAAGACCAGTTTGCCGGACGGGCCGAGATACGAACCATCTTGCAGTCCACTATGCGCGGCGGAGATAAGTATTGGAACTTTGAAAGCTATAACCCACCAATCAGCCGCGACAACTGGGCGAACAAAGACAGCTTAGAAGAACGCGCTGACCGACTGTGCCACAAGTCAACATATTTGCAAGCGCCGCCTGAGTGGCTGGGGCAGCAGTTTATTGACGAAGCGGAACACCTGAAAGCGACAGACGAGCGGGCATATCAGCATGAATACCTCGGGATCCCGGTTGGAACTGGCGGGAACGTATTTGACCGGCTGGAGCTGCGGGAGATCACAGATGCAGAGGTGTCCAGTTTCGACCGAATCTATCAGGGTGTTGATTTCGGCTGGTTTCCGGATCCTTTCGCGTTTATACGTTTGCACTACGACCGTGCGCGAGAAACGATTTATTTGCTGGATGAAATATATCAGAACAAATTATCTAACGAGCAGAGCGCACAGATAATTATGCAACGGGGGTATAACGATACACGCATCATCTGTGACAGCGCGGAGCCGAAGAGCGTGGCCGATTTCCGAGCTATGCGGCTCCCAGCTTTTGAAGCAATCAAAGGCCCCGGCTCTGTGGAATACGGCATGAAGTTTTTGCAGCGCAGAACGATTGTCATTGATAGAAAACGCACTCCGCACGCTTATGATGAGTTTGTGGGGTATGAATATGAGCGAAACAAAGACGGTGACATTATCAGCGGATACCCCGACGCAAACAATCACCTGATAGACGCAACGCGGTATGCACTGGAGCCTGTGAGCCGCAGAATGGGAGTTATTGCATGACGGTAATCGACAAACTGAAACAGTTGGGCTATACGACCATCCCAGAAGAGTTTTATACGCAGGTAAGCGCTTGGAAATCGTGGTATCAGGGCAATGTCAAAGGGTTCCACCGCTACAAACGCTATAACGGGCATGACTGGGTAAACTGCGACCGAGTTACGCTCGGGATGGGGAAAAAGGTTTGCGAGGACTGGGCAAACCTCCTGATGAATGAAAAAGTCCAAATCACCCTTGAGGGCCAGAAAGAGCAGGAGTTTGTTGACCGCGTCCTGACGGAGAACAATTTCGCGGTCAAGGCAAACGAAATGCAGGAAATGAAATCCGCGCTTGGCACGGTGGCGTATATCCCGCGTGTAGTCGGGCAGGAAGTCAACGACGGAGGGAATCCCGTCCCGGGGAATGCATCCGGCATTGCGCTGGACTATGTGACTGTTGAGCATATCTATCCTCTGGCATGGCAGAACGGGTATATTTCCGAGTGCGCATTTGACAGCGTGGTGACGCGGGGCGGAAAGAACTACTTGTATTTGCAGATCCACCACAAGGATGCTGATGGCCTTTATGTCATTGAAAACAGCATCTATCACTATGACAATGACACTTTGGCGGACGCTGTGCTAACGGAGGTTCCGGGGTTTGAGAGAATCCCCCCTGTGGTACATACCGGGAGCGACAAGCGACAGTTTGTCATTGACAGACCGAACATCGCCAACAATTTTGATTATCTGCTACCGGTGGGCATTCCGGTGTTTGCGAATGCAATTGACGTGCTGCGCGGAGTGGACTGCGCTTATGACTGCTACGTCAACGAGTTTGAGAACGGCCCCATGCTTCTGGCGGTGAAAATGCCAGCCACACGCTGGGAGGATGACAAACCCACGCTCGATCCGCACGACCGGCGGTTCTATCTGCTGGAAGAGGACACGCAGCAGGGCGACGTAGTAACGCCCATTGCGCCGCAGCTTCGTACCGACAAGCTCAATGTTGGTCTGCAAGACCAGCTGAACCTTCTGTCCAGCAAGTGCGGCTTCGGTGAAACCTATTATCGTTTTGACGGCGGCAGTGTGGCAACGGCAACGCAAGTTATTAGCGAGAACTCTACCATGTTCCGCACCATCAAAAAGCATGAGATCGTGTTGGAGCGTGCGCTATTGGAGCTGTGCCGTATTCTGCTTCGGTTGGGAAACACAGCTATGAACGCCGGGCTGAATGAGGATGTGGAGATCTCCATTGATTTCGATGACAGCATCATTGAGGACAAGCAGACTGATTTTTCCCGCGATATGCAGCTTTTGCAGGCGGGCATTATGAACGACTGGGAGTTCCGTATGCGTTGGATGAACGAGGACGAGGCGACCGCAAAGGCGGCGCTGCCGAAGATGCAGGACATGACAACCGAGGAAGAAACAGAGGTAGAATGATGGGAGCAATATCTAAGATTGCTGAAAAGTGCATGGCGTGCCCCAACGTTGATAAATGCTCTCACAAGCGAATGGAGGCATGTGCCTATTACGAGCATAGGAATATGGCCGAATCAGTAGCGATGCCATCAAAAACAGATATGACAGCCCCCGTTCTCCGCGAAACGGTCGATACGATTGTTGATGGGCAGGTTGTGAAGGTTTACAAGGACGAGATTGAAAAAACACTATATAAGCACTTGTATGATGGCTTGCGTTGCGGATTTATCAATGGCGCATAGGGTGGCGAGATATGGCAAAAGCGGAATGCGGCAGAAGAGATTGAGTGAGGTGACGGCGTATGCGTCCTTACCCTTTTAGCCCAGACCTGCTTAATGCGCTGCCGGAAGAACTGGCAGAACTGTTCCGTGCGCTTGAAATAACATTGCTGGAAGAAATCTGCTCCCGGCTTAAAGCTGCGGACCAGCTTAACGAAGTCACAGTGCAGGACATTCGGGCGCTCCGCTCCCACGGTGTTGATCTGAAAGAGATCAAGAAAGCCATCCGCAAGACCACAGGCATAAGCGAACAGAAGCTAAACAAACTGCTGAATGACGTTGTAGAACGCAACCAGAAGTATTACACTGAGGTTATTGATCTGGCGCATATCACCCAGCCCGAAACCCTTTTGAGCATTGAGGACACCTGGGCAATCTATGAGCAAACCCGACAGGAAATGCGCAATATCACCCGGTCCATGGGTTTTCTGGTGGACAGTGGGAGGACAATGCTCCCCCCGGCGAAGGCGTACCAGTGGGCACTGGACAATGCTGCAATGCAGGTGCAGAGCGGCGCTATCTCCTATAATCAGGCAATCAAGACAGCCGTGCAACAGTTGGCCCAAAGCGGGTTAAAAGTCGTTGACTATGAGAGCGGCTACCGAGATCAGATCGACGTAGCCGCCCGCCGCGCGGTGATGACCGGCGTGAATCAGATTTGCGCAAAGTACACGGAGCAATCGGCGGAGTATCTAAACACGCCGTATTTTGAAGTTTCCGCCCACGCCGGAGCGCGAGACAAGCCGGGGCCGTCTCCGTGGTCATCGCACAAGGACTGGCAAGGAAAAGTTTATTCCACCCGCAGCAACGACATTTACCCGAATATTTACGAGGTTTGCGGGCTGGGATATGTCGATGGTCTTGAAGGTGCTAACTGTCGGCACAGACGATTCAGCTGGGTTGAGGGCGTATCAGAGCGCACCTATACTGATGAACAGCTGGCCCACATTGATGATGGTCTTGGCTGCACCTTCGACGGAAAGAAATACACCGCTTACGAAGCCACCCAGATGCAACGCCGTGTAGAACGCCAGATACGGGCGCAGAAACGCCTTGTGAACGGCTACAAGGCCGCTGGCTTGGCCGATGATGCCACGGCTGCCAACATCAAACTGCGCCGCCTGAACGGAAAATACCGGGAGTTCAGCAAGGCGGCGGGACTGCCGGAGCAGAAGGAAAGATTGAAGGTTCTGTATCAAGATGATGCGGCGCCCAAGACTGCGGCCAGCGCGGAAACGCCGATTCCCAAGAATCGGGAGTTTTACACCGATGTAACGGAAAAATGGCGCGAAACGGCTACTCCGAACAGCCACGTGGTGCAAGATTTGCAGGAGTACACCGCAAATGGCGTTACATACAAAGTAGACGGCCATAACGTTGTGCTCGATTACAGCCCGCATGAAAAAGAAATTGCCGAACTCATTGAAAAGGAGTTCGGCGGAGAGATGTATATGGTTCCTCGTGTGAATAGTCCGCAGGGCGTATCTACACCGGATTATTTGTTCCGTGGGCAAAGATACGACCTAAAGACACTTGGGGGAAAAGCCGGAACAGATACAATATTCCAGCGAGTGAAAAAAGCGAAACGGCAATCTCACAATTTTATTATCGACATTTCAGATACCGAACTGGATAAAGAAACTGTCAATCAACAGATCAACAAAATCTTTTGGCAGGACCAGACTGCGTTTGTCGACAAATTGGTTATTGTCAAAAACGGCGTGATAGAACAAATAGTAAAACGCACATAAAAAAGGAGTCTACCGCCGTCACACCCCACTTAAGAGGATACCAGTCGACAACGATGTACTCCTATTGATTATTATATACCATACTTTTCTAAAAAATGCAAGCAAATTTTTTATGTTGACCTATGCCGAGAGGCGTTAAACCGCTGGGCGACGGCCCAGAAAATAAACGGAGGTAAAAACCATGAGCGAACCTAACACTAATCAGAACCCGAACCCGGCCACCCCGCCGGAGCCGTCCCCTGCGAAAACCTTCACGCAGGAGGAAGTGGACGCCATGATTGGCAAACGCCTTGCAAAGGCGATGAAGGGTATTCCAAGCGAGGAAGAAATCACCGCATACCGCACATGGAAAGACGGCCAGCAGACCGAGCAGGAACGGCAGGCAAAGCGCGACAAGGAGCTTGCGGACAGCAAGTCGGCCCTGACTGCTGCACAGGCGGAAATCGAACAGATGAAGCGCGACAAGTATGTGCTGTCTAAGGGGCTGACCGACGATGACGCTGAATTTATCGCGTTTAAGGCCCTCAAGATGGTGGATGACAAGACCACCTTTGAGCAGGCGGTAGACAAGCTCACAGAAAATCGCCAGAAGGTCAAGTTTGACTGGACGGCTCCTGTGGGCAACGGTGAGAAACCCAATGCAACCAATGCCGCGATGAACAATCTGATTCGCGGCGCACTCAAGTAAAGAAAGGAAGATACAAAACATGGCAAACATCATTGACAGAAACGCACTTTCCGGCCTTATCCCGGAGCCTGTAACTCGCGAGATCATGCAGGGCGCTATCGCGGGATCCGCCGTCCTGCGCATGGGCCGCCGTCTGGCAAACATGTCCAGCAAGACCCAGACCATTAACGTGCTGGACGCGCTGCCCTCCGCGTATTTCGTGAACGGCGAAGCCACCGACGCTGGCGCTGGTGACGCTTTCAAGCAGACCACCAAGATGGCGTGGGACAAGAAAAAGATCTACGCCGAGGAAATCGCCGTCATCGTCCCCATTCCCGAGGCCGTTCTCGACGATTCCGACTATGACATCTGGGGTGAAGTTCGGCCCCGCCTGACCGAAGCCTTTGGCAAGGTCATTGATGCCGCCATTCTTTTCGGCACCAACAAGCCCACCACTTGGCGTGATGGCGTGGTTCCCTCTGCCATCGCTGCCGGTAACGGCGTTCCCATCGGCACCAGCGTGTTTGATGACATCATGGGCGAGGGCGGTCTGATTGCAAAGGTTGAGCTGGACGGCTTCAACCCCAACGGCGTTATGGCTGCCATTCAGATGCGCGGCAAGCTGCGCGGCCTAAAAGACACCACCGGACAGCCTATTTTCAAGTCCGACATGCAGGGTTCCACCCGCTACGGCCTTGACGGCATGGACATGTACTTCCCCATGAACGGCGCGTTTGACCCCGCGCAGGCACAGATGATTGTTGGCGACTGGAGCCAGCTGGTGTATGCAATCCGCCAGGATATGACCTTCAAGATCTTCACTGAGGGCGTTATCCAGGATCCCAGCACCAAGGCCATTACCTACAACCTGATGCAGAATGATATGGTCGCTCTTCGCGCGGTCATGCGTCTGGGCTGGGAGATTGCCAACCCCGTCAACGCCTACAATGCCGACATCACCAACCCGTTCCCCTTCTCCGTGTATGGCAAGGCTGGCACCGTGTCCACCGTGACTGTGTCTCCCGCTACCGCCACTATGGCGAAGGGTGACAAGAAAGTGTTTACCGCCACCGTGGCCGGTGATGGCATCGTGAGTGAGAACGTGGAGTGGAGCCAGAACGGCGCGAAGTCCTCCATTACCGAGGATGGCGTTCTGAACGTGGCTACCAACGAGACTTCCACCAGCATCACCGTGACGGCTAAGTCTAAGCAGGACAGCACCAAGACCGGCACCGCTACCGTCACCGTCTCAGGCTGATTTGAAAGGAGCTGACCCGCATGGTCTACGCTGATTATACATACTACTCCGGAACCTATATGGGAGCCGTGAGCGAGGAAGATTTTCCGCGTCTGGCCGTTCGGGCCAGCTCCTTCCTCGATTACTACACACAGAACCGGGCAAAAGACAACGCCGACCTTGACGCGGTAAAGATGTGCTGTTGTGCGCTGGTTGACAAATACGCTGTGGTCGAATCCGCACAGGCGCTTGCGGCAAAGAACCTTGCCAAAGCCGCCGCAGGAGATGCGGAAGTCAAAAGCGAAACGGTAGGCGGTTATTCCAGAACGCTTGCGACGGGCGGAGAATCAGCGCTGTCTGCCCTGAACGCGACGGACGGGGCCAAAAAGCTGCTTGCCGCTACCTGCGCTGAGTATCTTTCCCACACCGGCCTGCTTTATCGCGGAAGGGGGTGCGGCCATTGTACGCTCCCCACACTGTGACCGTCTACAACAGCGTTACAGAAACCGACAAGACCACCCTCAAGGAAACTGAGACACTGTATACCACCATCCTGCGCGGTGTGTTTCTCGACGCATCTAAGGGCGTCAACGTGCGGGAGAGCGGCCTTGAAGGTGCTGACGCAGTTACCCTCTACATCCCGTTCGCGGTAGAAGCGGTGGACGGCACGACCGGCGATGTCAAAAAGTACGTTGGGCCGCAGGAGTTTTATAACGCCGAGGATAAAACCGGGCTGTGGACGCTTTCGGTCAAAGGCAACGGCGGCACCACTTTTTTTATCAAAGGCGAGTATGTCACCGATAACGAAGCTGTGGCGCTGGCCCACGATGACTGCTACAACCTCACGAAGGTTGACATGAAAGACTTCGGCAGCGCTGATATGCAGCACTGGGAGTGCGGAGGGGTATGACATGGGGCTGAAATTCACGGTGCACACGGACGGCATGGACACGGTCATGGAAGCGCTTGCAAGCGCCTGTAGCCGCGCAGAACACGCCGTTGCGGTGCAGGTAGAAAAAGATACGGCTCCGTTTGTCCCGATGCTCACAGGCTCCCTCACGCAGCGCACAAGGGTTGATGGGAACCAGATCGTCTATCCCGGCCCTTATGCCAGATTCCTCTACTACGGCAAAGTCATGGTTGATCCCAGCACCGGAAGCACTTACGCCCCCAAAGGCGGAACGAAGGTCGTCACAGACCGGAATCTGGTGTTTAACCAGACGGTACACCCGCAGGCGCAGTCCCATTGGTTTGAAGCGTCCAAAGCCCAGAACCTCGATAAATGGATGCGCGTAGCCGAAAAGGCGGTGAAACACTTTGGAACAGACTAAAAAGACGGTGTCTGCGGCGGAAGAGGATCAGGTATCGCGGAAACTGCTGGCATGGCTCAACACCTTCCCCGGAAAGCCGGTGGACCTGATCCGGTTTGAGTTTTTGCCCGCCGACACCGAAGCAATGGCGCTGTCCACCATTCAGGCGGCGTACATCACAAAAAAGTACATTCTCGGCGGCTATCAGGCCGAGTATCAATTCAAACTCATCTACCGTGTAAAACCCGGCAACAGCAATGACAAGCGGCTCAAAGCTGACGAGCTGCTGAACGAGCTTGGTGATTGGGCCGCGTCTGCGCCCCACCCTGACATTGGCGAGGGACGCAAGGTTATCCGCGTGGAACCGACTACGCGTTCTTCTATGTTTGCTCCGTATGAAAACGGCGATGAGGACCATCAAATCCTTATGAAACTGACTTATGAGGTGATTAAATATGGCTGATATGACCTTTAACACTACTTCCGGCCAGACCGTAGACCGCGAACTGCTGATTGCGTATCTGAATACCGGAACCTCTTACGAATCCCCCACGTGGTCCCCCTTCGGCACCCGTGTCACGGATTCCAGCATGGAATACGACTGGCAGGAGGAATCCAACAAGGACATCCTCGGCACCACTCGCACTACCATGAAGAAGCCCATTGTTACCCAGTCCTTTGACCCCTGTGACCTTGACGCCGGTGACAAGGCCCTGACGAAGATCTGGAATCTCGCCGTCAAGGATCAGGACGCCGCCGCTCTGGCGAATCAGGACGTACTTATCGTGCATCACTATGCTGGCACCGCTAAGACCGCTGTTTTTGCGGAGCGCTACAATGCTTCGATGGTCAAGCCCTCCAGTCTCGGCGGCGAGGGCGGCGGCTTTGTGGGTATGCCTATTGACGTGACGCTGGGCGGCAACCGCACCACCGGCACTGCTGCTGTTGGCGCTGGCGGCGTGGTGACCTTTACGGCTGACGAGTAAGGAGGGACAACATGGCGGAACTTAATTTCACATCCGGCGCGGAGCTGGACCTTGAACCCGGCGTAAAGTCGTACCCCATCAGTGGTGGGCGCGGCAGCATTTGCTTCAACCCTACCGACACGATGTTTGTCGAAGCTGTTTACTCTATGTTGGTTCGGTTCGCCGACCAGATGGAACAGGACAAGGCTCAGAAGTTCGATGGCGCGCTGGATATGTTCCGGCATCAGCGTGAACGGGACGAAGGGATGAAAGCAGACATTGATGCTTTGTTTGGCGCCGGAACCTCTGGAAAACTGTTCCGCTGGGTTGATGAAAACGGGGATGACCACCAGATTTCCCCCGCTGCACTGAGCGGTGGCTTGCCCCTGTGGACAAACTTTATTCTTGCCGTCATCGATGTGATTCCCGATGAGGTGAGCGCGCAGGTAAAGAAAACCGACGCGCGGGTGAACAAGTACCTCACAAAGTACAAGAAATACCAGAAGTGATTTCAGGAGGACGGTATGGAATACGGGTTGCCGAAAAGCGTTTGCATTGGCGGGGAAAATTTTGAAATCCGCTATGATTACCGCGTCATCCTCGATATTTTCGAGGTGCTGAACGACGCGGATCTAAATGACAATGCCCGGGCCTATACCGTCCTCAATATGTTCTATATGGATTTTGACAGCCTGACGGATTATGAAGCGGCGGTGAAAGAATGCTTCCAGTTTATCAACGGCGGGAACATCGAAGAGAAACAAAAGAGACGTGTTCAGCTGATGAGTTGGGCGCAGGATTTCCAATATATTGTCGCTCCCGTAAACCGTGTTCTTGGATATGAAATGCGGGCCGTTGACTATGATTTTGTAGAAAATACCGGCGGAATCCATTGGTGGACGTTTCTTTCTGCGTATCTCGAAATCGGGGATTGCCTGTTTGCTCAGATCGTGAGAATCCGGGAATTGAAATCCAAAGGAAAGCCGCTGGACAAGCAAGACCGGGAGTTTTATAGGAATAACCGCAACATCATTGATTTGAAGGTCAAAGTGTCCGATGCAGAAAATGAACTGATCAAACAGTGGACAGGGAAATAAAAAGCCGCCCCATTCGGGGCGGCAGCGGGTGGATAAGTTATTTTGATGCTGTAAATATTATTTCTTTTCCGCTCCAAAAATCGGGGGTAAATCGAACTTCGATTGTTTTCCAGCCTGGATCAGCTTCGTATCCGATCACGCCATTCATTTTTTTGCCAGCCGCAACACTCCCATCCAGTTGCGATTTATCCGTACTTAACATGGCTGATAAATTCATGGAAGTCGAATAGTCATCTATGTATGCACTAAACGACAAAATGGAGCTAACGGAAATATCCTTTTCGGAATTGTTTTCAATTTCAAATTCACAGACAATAAAAACTTTTCCGTCCGACGGTTTCATGATTCCATTTCCGTTGTTCTCCGAAACATTAACGAGGGTGACAACGACATCATTTAATGACACTTGTTCTCCCACTCCGAAAGTGGTCTGCTCCGGAGTTTCGGAAACCTGCTCAGTTCCGGAAGCAGGAGAAACGTCTCCAACCTTTTTAGGGCCATTGTCCTCCGAGCCAAAGACAGCAACGACAATTATAAAGGCAAGAATAATTAGAACCACTATGCCAACTGTTGCTCTTCTGTTTTTGGCCCCGCAATGCGGACACGTTTTTGCACTTTTGGAAATCATTTCCCCGCAATGCTTGCACGGTACTAAGTTTTGCTGTTTTTTGTGCTCCATCACACTAACCTCCTTAATAATACAAACTATACCATATTTGATTTCGCTTGTCACTATAGAAATGGGGTGAAGAAATGGCGGCAGATGGAAGCGTAGTCATCGAAGCGAAGCTCGACCCAGACGAGGCAGAAAAAGAACTTTCCAAGCTCGAAAATAAAATTGAAAAGCTCCAAGATACGTTAAACCAGAAGAAAACGAAGCACAGCGCACTTGCAGAGGAAGCCCGGCAGATCGGTGTCGAATACGATGAAGCCCGGAAAAAGCTGGAATACATGCAGAGCGGAGACAGTTTTTTTACAAAAGACCACATCCAAGAGCAGGCCCAGCTTGTGAAAGACCTCGAAACGCAATGGGATAAGGCCCGCCAGAACGCCGACAAACTGAACACTGAAATCTATGACGGTAATCAAGAACTCGAAAAAATGGCGAACCGTGCCGCAGATGTCAAAGGACAAATCCGCCAAATTACTCCGGCGTCCAAAGCGATGAACTCTGCGCTTGAAAGTGCACAAAAAAACGTGGATGAGTTTGGCCGGAGGTTTAAGCGCATCGTTGCGTCGGCTCTCGTTTTCAATGTTGTAAACAAGGCGCTTTCGGCCATGAAAAACTGGATGAGCAAGGTGATTTTGTCTAACGACGAAGCCAGAGCATCCATTGCGAAGCTGAAAGGCGCATTGCTTACGCTGGCACAGCCTATTGTTGAGGTCATTATACCCGCGTTTATCGCGCTTGTAAACGTGCTGACCAGAATCATATCCGTGGTTGCGCAAATCGTATCTCTTCTGTTTGGCAAAACTGCCATCGGCTCAAAGCAGGCCGCCAAAAACCTTGACAAGGAAACAAAGGCTCTTGAAGGGGTAGGTTCTGCTGCTGATGATGCGGCAGGCTCGCTGGCCGGGTTTGATGAAATCAACACCATTCAGACAGAAAACAGCGGCGGTGGTGGCGGCGCATCGACTGACATTGCCCCAGACTTTGATTTTGACACGTCCATGTCGGAAAAGCAGCTGGAAAATCTGCTTAACCTCATTGAGCTGATTGGCGCGGCGCTGGCGGCGTGGAAAATCAGCTCCGCGCTTGGGCTGGGAATGAAAGGATTCCTTGGTATTTTAGTTGCCGTTTACTCTGCTATCCAGTATGCGAAGGGCCTGTTTGATGCGTGGGTAAATGGCGTATCGTGGGGCAATTTCATGCAGATGGTGGCGGGCGCTGTTGGCGTAGCCGCTGGCCTTGCGCTTGCGTTTGGCCCTGTGGCCGCAGGAATCAGCCTTGTTGTAACGGGAATCGGGATGCTCATCACCGGGTTCCATGACGCAATGAAAAATGGCTGGAATTTGCAAAACACGCTGCTGTCCATTGCGGGCATTCTGGCAACTGGAATTGGCATCGGACTTATCACCGGATCCTTTATCCCGGCGCTTATAGCCGGAATCGCTGGCCTTTTGCTGGCGCTCACGGTAGCGACCGGACACGGTGAAGAGCTTTTGCAGGGTGTCCGCGATGTCATGCAGGGTTTTTTGGATTTCTTCACTGGGATTTTCACCGGCGACATCGACAAAGCGGCAGACGGAATCAGAAAGATTGTCGAAGGGCTAAAAGAAATTGTTCTTTCCGTAGTTGCGGGAATCAAAGACGGATTTCTTTCCTTCTTGAATTGGCTTGACCAAAAGACCAACGGGAAGTTTAAGGGGATCATCGACTTTGTGGCTGGACTTTGGTCCGACATGTATGACAGCATTTCCAACACGCTGGGAAACATCATGGACGCAGTAAAGACAGTTTTCGGCGGCGTGGTGGATTTTATTGCGGGCGTGTTTACGGCTGATTGGGATAGAGCATGGCAAGGCGTAAAAAGCATATTTACCGGCCTGTGGAATGGAATTGTTTCTGCGCTTGAAGGTGCTGTGAACCTGATTATCACCGGCGTGAACTTTCTCATCCGTCAGCTGAACAAAGTCAGCTTTTCCATTCCGGACTGGGTGCCCGCTGTCGGCGGAAAACGGTTTGGATTCAATATCCAGCAGATAAGCCCGATTTCAATCCCTCGGCTGGCACAGGGCGCAGTCATCCCGCCGAATCGTGAGTTTATGGCCGTTCTGGGCGACCAGTCGAGCGGGAACAACCTCGAAGCGCCGGAAAGTCTGATCCGAAAGATTGTCAGAGAGGAAAGCGGCGGCGCAAACACTGAATTGCTGCAAGCTATCCTTGAAGCCATCAAGGCCGGTCAAGTCATCAAAGTCAACGAAACAGTTCTTGGCCGCACGACTGCCAAAGCCATCAACAAGGTCACGCAGTCCTCCGGTAAGCCGGTGCTGCTGGTATGAGGTGAGACATGAAAGAGATCCTGAAAATCGGAAATATCGACGTGTCCGCCCACATCCAGCGCAAAGGGTACGGGTGGACGCGCAATGACCTTGACAGTGAAAAGACCAAGCGCACGAAAGACGGTAAACTGCGTCGGTACAAAATCACTGAAAAGCGGACGCTGACTTATTCGTTGATCGACATGACCCGCGCAGAACTGGCCGCGCTGGACGATGCTCTGAGCGCGTCCACCTTCCAAGCTACATACCTTGACCTGCATGGAGTGGCCACCCGCACGTTTTACTGCTCGTCCTTCACCGCCACGCTGGCGGAAGCCTACGACGACGATGAAGCGTGGGAAGGTGCGGAATTTACGCTGATCGAGGTGTAGCGCATGGCACAGACAACGACGGCGGTTTGGAAATCTCTGCTGAAAAAGAGCGGGACGGAGCGGCAATACGGGTTTGACATCGCCGGGACGTGGTACGGGCCTGAGAACGAGGTTGAGCACTCCGTTGATTCCGGGCTGTTCGAACAGTTTGGCATTGGAAACGCCTGTATTGCGCAGCTGTCGCTTTCGCTGTACGCCGAGAACATTCCAAAGGCGGCAAAAATCAAACGATACATCCGGCTGGTGAATGGCAGCGACGCCACGGACTGGCTCTCCAAAGGCACATTCTATGCGAACCGCCGCGCCGAAGATGATGGGTATTGGACCATCGAAGCTTATGATTCCATGCGCAAAGCGGAAAATGTGTGGGAGCCTGACCAGTCCCTGACGTTCCCCATGACTATGCCGGACGCCGTGGCAGAGTTTGCCCGAATCATGGGCGTGACGATTGATTCTCGCACGGTGCTGAACAGCGCATATACAATCGACTATCCGACCGATGACGCGACCATCCGAAATGAGCTTTGTTACATCGCTGCGGCCCACGGCGGAAACTTCATTATGACCGACGCGGACGAGCTGCTTTTGGTGCCGCTGTTTTCGGCTCCGGCAGAAACCAACAACCTTGTTACGGAGAGCGGCGACGCCATCACATTCGGAGGGGTGAGCATCCTTGTCTGACAAGTTTTACATTGGCAACGACATCACCGGATTTGAGGACAACGGAATCACCAAACCGATTTCCCGCGTCACCCTGATGGTCGATAGTGAAAACTCTTATACTGCCGGTGATGATACTGGCATGGAACTGACTGCGACCTGTATTCACGCCACACAGGCGATGGTGGATGCTCTGCTTGCCAGATTCAAGGGAAAAACCTACCAAATGTATTCCGCCGATGACGCGAACCTTGACCCGGCGGCGGAGCTGGGCGACGGTGTGACGGTTGCGGGCGTGTACTCGCCGCTGTCCCGCATCAGCGATGATGGCAGCGGATACCCCGGCATCAATTCCCCCGGCGAGGAAGAGTTGGAAGATGAGTATCCGGCGGCTGGCCCGATGACGCAGGAGTTTAACCGCCAGCTGGCCGGGACACGCTCACTGATTTCTAAAACCTCGGAAGAGATCCTTTTGAAGGTCGAAGGTATTGACGGGAAGTACACCGAGCTGAAAACCACGGTAGACGGTGTGACCGTCACCGACGAAACCGGCACGACCAAAATCAAGGGCAGCAGCATTGAGACGGAGAGCATCGCGGCGGGTTCCATCAGCGCGGATAAGCTCGTCCTGACCGGCTCCATTACATGGGCAGACCTGACAACTGACCTTTCGACCACCATCAGCGACGCGAACAGTAACGCAAGCAGCGCCTTGTCTACGGCAAACGGGGCATATACCGCCGCCAATGGGGCGCAGACAAACCTTGCGCTGCTTGCCAACGGACAGTATCAGGGCGGCACGTTCATCAGCGGCACGTCCATCTACTCCCCGGAGCTGGTGGGCGACGAGATCAAGCTTGCAAACGGCAGCAGCTATGAGGTGGGCAAGATCTCCATGCAGGTGAGCAACACCCCCGCCTTTGACATCACGTCCAATCTGTCCCTGCGCCTGCAGTCCGCCGCCGGGTGGAACGCCTATCTGGGCAATGGCTACGCCGAGGGCAGCGGCAGCGTGGCAGCGGTGCTGTGCAATGCGTCCGGGGTGCTGAACCTGTACGGCGCGGCCATTGCGGTGAGCGGCGCGAACTTTGGCTCGACACTGCCCGGCAGCGGCGTGTCCGGGCAGGTGTTCTTCCTGCTGGGGTGAGCGCATGGCCTATACACTGTACTTATACATTCCGGATGGCCTGTATTACACCATATCCGGGTACAGCTCCGGCTACGGTCAGGGCGACAGCACACCGTGCGCCACGCTGACCAACGTATCGGAGAGCACCACGCTGAGTATCAGCTTCGGCCTTGCCAGCGGGTACGCGTTTTCACGGTGGGTCATCAACGAGGGCGGAACTGTCAGGTATGCGTACACGCAGGCACTGAGCTACACCAACACGGCGGGGGCGGCCAAGGTATACATCCGGGCGGAAGTCTCCATTGCCGTCTCTGCCACGTATTATGCCACACTGGCCTTTAATGCCAACGGCGGCAGCGGAGCGCCAAGCAGCGTGTCCGGCTCCGTCACCAACACCACGGGGGACACGGCAATAGCCCTGACCATCCCGTACACCATCCCCACACGGTCCGGCTACACGTTTCTGTACTGGCAGCTGACCCTTGCAAACGGCACGGTGGTGTACTACTCCCCTGGCGGGACAGCCAACGTGCAGGGGTCTGCATCAGGCGTGACGTACACGCTGTACGCCGTGTGGCAGGAGACCGGCGGCGGGGTGCATATCTACTCCGGCGGATGGAGGACGGCCACGCCGTATATCTGTGTGAATGGCACATGGAGGAAATCCACGCCATACATCTGTGTGAATGGAACATGGAGGAAAGCGACATGAACGAATTACAGAAGGAGCTTGATTCGGTATGGAATCTGCTGGCGGGCATCCCCGTGAGGGGCGACGCGGTGGACATCATGGCGGCGGTTCGGGGCGGTCTGCGCCGGGCGTATAAACTGGCGGAAAAAGATAATACCGACAAGCCGACCGAAGGAGATGATACCAATGGCGGATAAAAGCATTGTTGACCTGACTCAAGCGACACAAATCACCAACGACGACCTGTTTGTCCTCCAGCAGGGCAGCGAAGCCAAGAAGCTCAAGGGTGAAACCCTGTTGGACTTTGTTACCCTGAGTGTCATTTCCGTGTCGGTCACGACCCTTCCCGCTGGCAGTCAGGCAACGGCCAGTTACAGCAAATCCACCGGCGTTCTCTCGCTTGGCATTCCGCAGGGCGATAAAGGCGCGACAGGCGACCCGGGGCCGAAGGGTGAGACTGGCGCGACAGGTGACCCGGGGCCGAAGGGTGAGACTGGCGCGACAGGCGCTACCGGCCCTACTGGCCCGGCCAACACTCTCGGCATTGGAACTGTGACATCTGGTACGAAAGCAAGCGCTACCATCACGGGAACAGCGCCCAACCAGACACTGAACCTTGTGCTGGAAAAAGGAGACAAGGGCAATCCCGGCGCGGACGCGCCTACCATCTCCGACATCACCATCCGGCAGAGCGACTACCACATGATTGTGACGCTTTCCGACGGCACGAGCTACGACGCGGGCTACTGCCGTGGTCAGGCGGGCGCTGGTACGGGCGATATGCTGGCTTCCGTGTACGACCCGCAAGGAAAGAACACGGACATCTTTAAGTACATCGCGGATGAGATTGCAAAAATCCCCACCCCTGACGTGTCCGCGCAAATCAAAGCGCACAACGAGAGCGCGACGGCACATCAGGACATCCGCGACGCTATCCCAACAAAGACATCTCAGATCACCAATGACAGCGGCTATCTCACCCAGCATCAGGATATTTCCGGAAAACTGGACAAGACCGGCGACGGCTCCAACGTCACGGCGGCGTTTACTCAAGCGTCCAGCCGGAGCAACATTGCCACGGGCGAAAAACTGTCCGTGCTGTTCGGAAAAGTCAAAAAGTGGTTTGCCGACCTCGGTTCTTTGGCGTTCAAGTCCACGGTCAGCAAAACCGACCTTGCCAGTGATGTGCAAACTTCTCTCGGTAAAGCGGACACGGCGTTGCAGAGCGCACCTGTTACCAGCGTGGACGGCAAGACCGGGGTAGTAACGCTTAGTGGGACGTATCAGGAAAAAATCACGGCAAGCGGCCTGCTGAAAGGCACTGTCTCCGGTGTTAAAGCGGCAACGGCGGGGACGGACTATACCACCCCCGCCAACGTGCGGACGATTCTGAACCGCACCAATAACGTGAATGTGGCAAACACCAGCTACACCACATATATGGCCCGGGGTGAAGCGCTGTTTTCGGCGGAAACCACGCCGACGGTGAACGGCTGCATCGCGTGGCAGTATGGATGAGGTGACGGTATGGCGCACAAGGCACTGATAGGCGGCACGGGATATAGTATCGCAGGTGGTCGGACGCTCATCGGCGGAACGGGGTACGTCATCAACAAGGGCAGGACGCTGGTCGGCGGGACGGGGTATGACATTGCGTTCGGGGCGGCGGGCACACCGTTGAGCAGTTTTACTCCCGGCAGCATTGTAAAATTGAATGAGTTCGGAAGTCCGGTGGAGTTTTACGTGGCGAAGCACGATTATGAATCCGGGCTGAATGGCACGGGGCGGACGCTGCTGGTGCGGAAGGAGTGCTACACCAGAGTGATGTCCATATTTGGAGGTTCGAGCCAGTATTCCGAAAGCGGCATCCACACATGGCTCACCGTCGACTATAAAGGGGTTCTGGACGCGGGCATTCAAGCCGCGATCGCGTTGTCGTCGGGGCGTATGGCAATCCCGTGTGTTCAAGGCGGCGGCAGCACTGCGGGCATCAATCTTTACGCGGACGTGTTTATACCGTCTGCTACGGAGCTTGGCAAACAGCCAAACAGTGTGGACACTGAAGGAAGTCTGTTGCCGATTGCAAGCACTCTTGATACTGAGTACTACTGGACACGCTCTCCGTTTTCAAACAACGCATCGCTGGCTATATATGCGGTTCAGCATTCTTGGGACGCCAGACCCGTAAACAATTCAGGCTACATCCGGCCCTGCTTCACCCTTCCGGGGACAATACTGGTGGATGAGGACGGAAATGTGATTGTATGAAAAAAGCCGCCCCGGAGGGGGCGGCTTGGGGTCAGGAACACTGAGCCTGATAGATTTTGACGAGCGCGTCGGAGAGCACCTGAGAGAAGTTGACGTGCTGTTTCTCGGCAAAGGTATTCAGCCACGCGGGGATCGTGAGATTTTTCCGCACGGCCTTGTCCCCGTACTTTTCGGCGTATGCGTCCATGTCCAATACGATGGCGCTGACGAATTCACCGTCGGCGGCGTGGATGGACGCGGGCGAGCTTGCGGTCGGGATGGCGTTTCCGTCCTCAAGTTCCCCAAGCACCCAGCCGGACGCGGCGTCCTCCGCCATTTCCACGGCTTCGGCCAGCGTAGCGCCCTCAGTCACGCATCCGGGCAGGTCTGGAAATTCGACGGTGTAGCCGTCTCCGGTATCCCAAGGGCTGAACAAAGCGGGATATACGAGCTTCATATGATCTCCTCCTGTTAGGTCTGGCAGCAACGGGGTCATTTCAACCCCGCCTGCCGCGTGATGCTGTTCCATGTTTTGATGTTCAGGTCTTTTCTGTTTGCGGGTATCGTTACCTTCCCGGGTTTCGTGGGGTGCTTAAAGTGGATGTGATCGCCTTTTGTGGAGTGATAGTACCATCCATCGGCGCGGATCACCCGTTCCGCTTCCGCCGAGCTGTGGTTCATACTGTTCCCCCCTCACAACGATATTATACGCATTATGCGCATAAATGTCAAGATGAATTTTTACCTCAGTTAGAATACGAAGGGAGAAGAAAACATGATCTATGTGAAAATCAACGGCACGGAGTATCCCGCGCAGATCACGGGGACGCTCCGGGACCGGTCGTGGGATGACCGGGACAGCAAGACCATCACCCTGACCATGAGCTATGCCACGGCGGCTGAACTGTTCGTGGACAACGCTGCGTGGTCTATCGTCCAGCGGGATACCGTGGCCAAGATGACCGAGGACGGCCTTGCTGTGGTGGATTCCTCCGGCAACCTCGTGATGGAAGAACAGGTACAGGAGTGGGATAATAGTGAGTACGGCGTGGCCGGGTCTATCACGGACAACCGGGACGGCACGGTGAGCGTAAAGATGGGCAAGCCCACGGAGGCAGAGACGCTGAGGGCACAGCTCAGCGAGATCGAGGAGGTATATGACAATGCAGGCTGAGAAGCTGAACGCCATCAAGGGCGCGGTCAGGGACGGGCGGATGGTGCAGAACGCGGGCGGTATCTCCGCCGCAACGGGGCAGAGCGACAAGCTGGGCTTTGACTGGCGCGTTTACTCCGTCAACGACGTGGTGGTGCGGAAGGATTACATCGAGCAGGAAAGCCCCGTGGGCACCAGCGCGGACAACCCCATCGAATATGCGGAGGGTACGCCGCTCATCAACAATGCCTTTTACCGGAAGGACGGAAAGATATACGTCTGGATGGATAAGTGGGTAGAGTGGACGGAAGCCGGATGATGCGCGGAGACGGACAGATGGTGACACGGAAGAGACGGCGGAGGCTGGAGTTCTCAAAGCTCATCCTCATTTTTGAGACCGTGCTGGTGGGCTACGTTTCATACCGTGTGCTGGGCTTTGTGGAGACCGCTATCGCCACGGGGTTTGACGGCAGTCTCCCATACCTCACCACGTTTATCAGCGCGGTGTGGGCGGCGTATGGGGCCAGCGTGAGCTTCTATCAGAACAAGTCCGGGAAAGAGAACGTGAAAAAAATCGAAGCGTCCGCCGTCAACATGGACAGGGATGCGTGAGAGGTGAACCGATGACAGAGACGGTCATTGTGGCGCTGCTCAGTCTGGCCGGGACGCTGGCCGGGGCGTACTGGGGCAACCGGCGCAGCGCGGCCCTTGTGGCCTACCGGCTGGAGCAGCTGGAGCAGAAGGTGGCGAAGCACAACAGCGTTGTAGAACGCACCTACGAGCTGGAAAAACAGGTGGACATCATCGAGGAGAAGGTCAAGGTGGCAAACCACCGGATCGACGATCTGGAACAGGAAGAAAAAGCGGCACATTATGAACATTGAAAGGATGACCAACATGGAGAAAATCGTTAAGCGGCTGGGCAATCTGCTCAGCGTCAAGTCTCTGGTGACGCTGGTGCTCACCGTGGTATTTGCCTACATGGCGGTGGCCGGGAAGATCAGTCAGGACTTCATGACCATCTACGCGGTGATCATCGCGTTCTACTTCGGCACCCAGAGCCAGAAGGTGCAGGACGCGGTGGACGGTGGTAAAGATGGCGACGGCTGAGAGCGTCCTTTACATCGCCCGGGCGGAGCTGGGGACGAAGGAAGAATGGTCTGAAATCAAAGGATACGAAGGACAATATGAAGTTAGCACCTTTGGCCGGGTAAGAAGCTTGGATAGGCTGGTTCCCGGGAAAGTGCCGGGAAAGTATGCGGTGGTTTGCGGAAGGATACTTGCCCCCATTAAAAACAAAGCAGGATATTTACGGGTTAATTTGTGCAGTGAGGCAGGAAGAAAGGCTAAGTTTATTCACAGGCTTGTCGCTGAAGCTTTTGTATCGGGCCGGGAAAAAGGGGATGAGGTGAACCACAAGGATGAAAATCCGGGAAATAATTGCGCAAGCAATTTAGAGTGGTGCACTACGAAATACAACGCAAACTACGGCACGAGAAACGAGCGTGTGTCTGCATCGAACTTAGGCAAGAAAAAGCATTTTTCCGAAGAAGGATACAGAAGCATGGTGTCCGCCAAAGAGAAGCACGTGATAGGTACAAATTTAGAAAGCGGGTACAGCGTAGCTTTTAGTTCTATGGTTGCGGCATCGGAATGCGGATTTACGGAGTCCGGTATTTCTCACTGCATTACTGGAAGGCAAAAAACACACAGAGGATATACATGGAGGGTTGCATGATGGCGACAGCAAACAATGTCCTCTCTATCGCGAAGCGAGATATTGGATACAAGGAATCCCCGCCCGGTTCAAATCGCACGAAGTACGGAAAATGGTACGGCATGGATGGTCAGCCGTGGTGCATGATGGCGGTGCAGTATTGGCTTGATCAGGCCGGTGTCACCCCGGTCATCCGCACGGCGTCCTGCGGGGCTCTGATGCGGGCGGCCATCCGGGCCGGAGAATGGGTGACAGGCGGGTATCAGCCCGGGGACGTGGTGATCTACGATTTCCCGGGCGGCGCGGCCACCGACCATACCGGCATCATCGAGGGCTTTGACGGTAGATACGTGACCGCCATCGAGGGCAACACCAGCACGGGAAACGACAGCAACGGCGGGGAGGTCATGCGCCGGAAGCGCAGTCTGGACGTGGTGGTGGGCGCGTGGCGGCCCAGATACGAGGAGGACGATGACATGACGCAGGAGCAGTTCAACAAGATGATGGACACCTGGCTGGCCCAGCTGGCAAAGCAGGAGCCGTCTGATTGGTCTCAGGACGCCCGGGAGTGGGCGGAGAGCAGCGGCCTTATTAAAGGTGACGCCGAGGGCAATAAGCAGTACAAGGGATTTGTCACGAGGGAGCAGCTGGTGGTGTTTATGCAGCGGCTGAAAAATCTGTAACAAAAGGAGGAAACGGACGGCGAAAGCCCACGCCGAAAGGCGCTCTGCAAGTCCCACATGGGACATGGACAGTCAACACAAGGCGATCCGAGCACAGCTGACCTCAATGGCCCCCAAGCGGGCCGTGGCGTATATCCTTTCCTTCGAGCTGCCGAACGACGAAGCGGCTTGCATCATCGAGTGCGACGTAAAGCGCAAAAGCTGCGTGCAGGTCGCGGGTATGTTGCATACCTCTCCGGATACGGTCAAACGATACCGGCAGCGGGCTTATCGTAAAATTGCATATGATATATTGAGAACAAGGGACGCGCTGTAATGGCGCGTCCCTTTTACACTTTTCTGCCGTTTTCCTGCCACTTTTGGAAAGCGGTTTTATTTTACTATAAAGACAGATAGAAGGTGTGCCCATGTTTCGCTATTTCAACCCAAACCCCAATGGCCGCAATGTCAGTGATTGCACCGTCAGGGCCATATCCAAAGCCACCGGGAAGGATTGGGGCGAGGTTTATTTGGCACTGTGCATACAAGGGTACTTAGACGGAGACCTTCCCAATGCCAACGCCTGCTGGGGCGCGTATCTGCGCAGTCTCGGCTATCAGCGTTATATTGTCCCGGACACCTGCCCCGCTTGCTACACGGTGGCCGATTTTGCAGCGGAGCATCCAGCGGGCACATACATCCTCGCTCTGTCCGGGCACGTGGTTTGTGTGCAGGACGGCGCGATCTGGGACAGTTGGAATAGCTCAAATGAGATCGTGTTGTATTACTGGCAGAAAGAAACGGAGGAATAAAAATGGCGTTCAATCCTTATTACCAGCCAAATTATTACCCGCAGGCAATGCCGGACAACCTGATGCAGATGCGGCAGCAGCAGATGATGCAGCCCATACAGCAGCCCCAGATGCAGCAGAATCCCGTCGCTCAGGGCGGCGTGCAGTGGGTCAGCGGTGAGCAGGAGGCCCGGGGGTATCTCATCGCGCCCAACTCGGCGGTGGCCCTGTGGGACAGCACAGCCCCGACCGTGTACCTCAAACAGGCGGATGCAAGCGGAAAACCGACGCTCAAGATTTACGACCTTGTGGAGCGCACAGAAGCCCCACAGGCCGCTCCGCAGGGCAAGCCCGTGGAGTTTGTCACCCGCGAAGAGTTTGACCGTCTGGCGGCGCTTGTTGGCGAAATGAAGGGCAAAAAGAAGCGCAAGGCAGAGGAGGATGACGACGATGAATAATCCGTTTTTCAGCGCGCTGGGCGGCGGCCAGATGCCGGGGCCGATGGGTGAGCTGATGCAGCTCAAGCAGAAATTCCAGCAGTTCCGAAACAGCTTTCAAGGAGACCCTAAAGCGGAGGTTGAAAAACTGCTTAAATCGGGTGCTATGAGCCAGCAGGAATTAAACCAAATTCAAACAATGGCAAAGCAGTTTGGGCATCTGTTTCGCTAACAGCTAAATTATTTGTCTAACAAATAAACTAAATCAATTAGTTTGTTTGAAAATCCGTTGAATCAATATCGTGGCCACGATTTGATAAATAAAAATTGAAAGGAGAAATAATATGTCTCTTTCCGACGGCGCTACCATGACAATGCCTGTTGCACCTGCTGGCATGGCAGGTAATGGCGGCTATGGTGGCATGTGGGGCGATAGCTGGATTTGGCTCATCGTTCTGTTTATCTTTGGCTGGGGGCGCAACGGTTGGGGCGGCAACGGAAACAACGGCGGTGGTGTGATGGACGGTTACGTGCTGACCTCTGACTTCGCGAGTGTTGAGCGTAAGCTCGACAGTATCGCAAACGGGATCTGCGATTCCACGTTTGCCCTAAACAACACCATCAACACTGGTTTTGCTGGCGTTCAGAACACACTTACGCAGGGTTTTGCCGGTGTTAACACTGGCATGGTCACGCAGGGCTACGAAAGCCGCCTTGCTACGCAGGGCCTTTCCGCCCAGATGGCAAGCTGCTGCTGCGACCTCAAAGAAGGCATCGGCGGCATCAATTATAACCTTGCTTCGCAGGGGTGCGACACCCGGAACCAGCTCCAGACCAACACCCGCGACATCATCGACGCAATGAACTGTGGATTCCGCAGCATCGACCAGCGTCTGACCGCGCAGGAGCTTGCGGCAAAGGACGCTAAGATCGCGGAGCAGAACCAGCAGCTCTTTGCCGCACAGCTGGCGGCCAGTCAGGCGGCTCAGAATGATACGCTCAAGTCTTACGTGAGCGGTCAGCTGGCGTATTACAACCCTCGGCCCGTTCCCTCTTTTGAGGTCCCTGCGCCGTACCAGTATGCGGGTTGCAATAACCAGTATGCGTGCAACGGCTGCGGCTAACAACTACACACCATCAGCTATCCGGTAATTCCGGATTGTTCGGCCCCGTGCCGATTCTGACAACAAAGCGGCGGGGCAATAGTCCCGCCGCTGTATTTTAATTGCCTCGATTCCGAGGCATATGAAAGGACTGATTATTTTGGCAGAGTACACAAACGCGAATATTGTAAGCGTAGCCGCAGGCCAGAACGTTCCACTGACAGAAACTGCGGTCAATAACAAGCCCTGTATCGTGCATCGCCAGGGCGCAGGCATTGTCACGCTGCGCGGCCTCACCAATCAAAACCGCGCCCTGTTTAGGGTCTCCTATGGCGGCAACATCGCTATTCCCACCGGAGGCACGGTCGAGGCCATCACGGCGGCGCTTGCCATCAACGGAGAGCCGCTGACCAGTGCAACGGCGACTGTCACGCCTGCGGCGGTAGAGAACTACTTTAACATTTATGTTTCCGCACAGGTCTGCGTTCCGAAAGGCTGCTGCCTGACGGTTGCAATGGAAAACACCAGCACTCAGGCCGTCAACTTCGCCAACTCGAACCTGACGGTTGAGAGAATCGCGTGAAAGGAGAATGGACATGAGCAAGAAAGCAATGTATGACCTGCGGAATATGTTGTGTGACGAGCTGGACGAGCTGGCCCGGAAGGGAGAACTCGGAGCCGGTGATCTGGAAATCGCCCACAAGCTGACCGACACCATCAAGAATATCGACAAGATCGAAATGATGGAGGACGAGGATTATTCCGGCCATTATCCCCGGGGTGATTGGGAAGCCGATGTGCGCGGAACTTATGGCCGGGGTGTCTCTTACCGTGGCCGTCATCGTGATTCCCGTGGTAGGTATAGCCGCGCCGACGGCATGGATCATCTGCGTGACCAGATCAATGACATGATGCGCGACACCGATGATGAGCGCGTGAAGGACGTTTTGCGCCGCGCCGTGGAGCTTATGGAGCGTTAAGGGGGTGCATCCCCGTGGTCGATGACAACGAGATAAAACGGTGGATAGCCCGGCTGGAAACGGAGGAATCCAGTTGGACAAACTATGAAAAGCTGGCAGTGCTCTATACGATCCAGAACAGGCAGGAGACCCCGGCGCAGCCCATCACCCCCGCGCCAGTCATGTACTCAGCCGCCCCGGCGCAGGCCGCCACCCCCGCCCCGGTCGGCGACTATGGCGACAGTGATTTCCTGCGGGCCATCGTGGGCCGTGACCCGGAACGGGCATGGTCCGTCATGGACGAGCTGATGGACAGTTTGAAAATCGTAAATGAGCGGGTTTATAACAGCGTAATGCGGAAGATAAACCAGCTTTAGGGCTGGTTCCATCTGCAATTCATATGCAAAAGCATTTACAGAAACGTCTTTTCTTTTGCAAAAGCTGCAAATCTCTTGCGTTTTTTGCAAACTCGCAAACCCCTGGGGGCGTAAGAAAAACCGGGGAACCATTGCGGCTCCCCGGTTTCTTGCTTTGGCGCAGCGGGAGGGATTCGAACCCTACAATAAAACCGCTATACAGCCCATGAATACACAATATTTCAATCTTCATCTGTAATTTCATCTGCAATTTTTCCTTTTGGGCCAAAAACTTGCTCATCAAAATAACTGTTAATCGCAGTATCAGCTTCGACCTTTTTGCTTTCAAATACGTAAGAATATGTTTTCCGGTAAGTGCTTTCGCATGACCAACCGCCGCGCTCCATCGCGTGGCGGTCATCAATTCCGATTGTTTTCATAACTGCCGCATTTGTATGGCGCAGGCCGTGTGTCGTAGTGTCTGTTATGCCAGCCCGCTTGCAGGCTTTGTGGACGTGGGTTGTTATTGTGTTCGGGTCCATCGTAAACAGTCTCCCATTTTTCTGTTTCGGGAGCTGTTTTATTTTCTCCATGATGTATCCGGGGCAATCAACAGTTCTTTGGCTGAAGGAGTTTTTGGGAGTGTCTTTTATTATGAGCTTATGGTCTTTATCTGGAACGACTGACCGTCGTACATGGATGACGTTGCTTTCGGTATCCACGCAGTCCCAACACAATCCCGCAATTTCGGACCGGCGCATACCAAGCCAGACGGCCAACAGGATCGGGATTTCGCAAGAATCACCTTCTACGGCTTTGACCAGTTTCCCAATATCATCAGGTTGCAAGTACTGCTTCACTGGCTTTGCAATCTGTGGCAATTGTACGCCGGATGCATCGACCCCGTATTCTTTAAGCACCTTGTGCACCAGCCCAAAAGCGTTTATGACAGTTTTTGCTGACACTTTGGACGCTTCCTGATTGACGGCTTTTTGCAGATCTACTTTTGTAATCGTGTATATGTCCTGCCCCATCAGGCACTTGAACCGGTTTTTCTTTATTGTATTATATCCGCGCAGAGTAGCTGGGGAAAGGACTTCTCTACTTTCTATGTAAGCGTCGATAGCATCGTACAAGGCAACATTCTCCGGTTTCTTTTGCACCTTCCCGCCGACCTTTAATTTAGCGGCTTCTTTCTCCGCTTCCTTTTTGGTAGGCGCTGTGATAGACACTCGCTTTCCATCCACCATCACGCTGACGTTCCAGTTGCCGGACGGCAGCTTTGTTGCCTTTGGTATTTTCACGCTATCCCCTCCAAAAACCGTAATTTGCGCAATGTATATTTACCCATACGCACCACACCAGCAAGCCGATCAGTACAACGCTCATCGTCAAAATGATGCGGTCACGCATTTTAAGCCCCTTTTTGAGCATAGCGATTGCTTCCCGCTTGTTTTCCAGCCGGTGTTCCAAACCGTCCCGCTCCGCCTGTAAGGTTTCTTCGTTGGCGGTCATCTTATCGCTGATGCCGAAAAACTCATCCAGCGATACACCGAGGGCGGCGCAGATCGGGGCCGTAGTGTACAGCGCCGGTGATTTTGACGCATGAGCGAAGAAGTTATTGACGGTGGACAGCGGGACCCCGGAAGCATCTGCAATGTCTTGCGCGGTCATTCTCAGCGCGGCTTTTTTCTCCCTGCAAACATCTTGGATAGTCAAAAAAATACCTCCCCTTCGTCGTTCATTCGATCTGGGCAGGCAAAATATGCGTTTTTGTATTGTTGGGTTCTGTCGGAAATTATAGAATGCCCAGCGTTTGGGATTGTATTGCCCACCCAGTTTTTGCTATTTTCAAGTTACGGCAGGCCGGGTTCCCCCTCCCGGTCATCGCCCAGCCCCCGCCGTTGTTGCAGAGGCGGCGGGGGCGCACAAATACTTATTTAGGATGGCACGTCCCGCACGGCTTGTATCCAGCGTTCTCGGCTTCTTCTACTGTTTCAAAGTGCACAAGATTTTGGTCGTTGATTTTGCTTGTCCATTGGCACCTCGGATAATGGTATTTGTCACTTTCCTTGCTGCCTACATAGTTATATTGCAGTAAGCTATCGCGGAACGCCTGTTCCGGATTTTCCGCCGGGGCCTGAGAGGGAACCGTGGCTTCGGTCTGTTTTGGTGGCTCACTTTCAGACGGTTCCGGCGTTGGAGCTGATGTTGGTTCTGGTGTCGGCGCGGGTGATGGCGTTGGAGCCGCGGTTTTTTCCGGAGCCGATGTTTCCCCGGGGGCTGGCGGCTCCGTTGTCGGTGTGGGTTCAATCGTTTCCGTAACGTCAGGAGAGGGTAACGGAGATTCCGACGGAAGGATCTCCGGCGTAACGGTCGAAGTTTCTTCGCCGTCGGCCAATGCTTCTATCGCAGGCGGAGAAGATGGCGACGGCGAATCATCTTTGTCCGGCATCGCCATCCCTATAACGCCGAGAGCAAGCACACCAGCAATAATCGGGACGGCCTTTGACTTTTTCTTAGCCATTCAATCACTTCCTTCAAAAAATTTGGATGTTGCATTTACACCGTAGAACAGATGTGCTACAATGCGTTCAAGGATAGGCTAACGGGGAAGGGGTAAAGATGGAACTGTTAATGACAAATGAGAAAATATCTGGTATAATAGGGGGCGAAAAAATCCCGGTACATACCGAGTTTGATTCCGAAGCGGGCCTTATGGAAATCCTGTCTTTGACCAAAGCGGAAAAATTGGAGCTGCTTAGAATCTGGAAGGAGCATAAAATGAAGACCGAACTTAACGCTTCCGGCGGCAAGGCCGAACTACATATCCCGGATGCCGAGGTATTCATTCGCAACGATCATCCGATGATACAGCCGGGCGAAAAGTGCGTTATAGAAACCGTGTCTATCTCAAAAGATATGCTGATCAAAAAGCCCGAATCGTAACAAAATTTACGTTGCTATTTACACTCGGGTCTTTTTTAGCTACATCGCAAATAAATTTTTTCATCGCGGTCTTTACTGATTTTGTTTTTTGCCCTCTGGCTATAAGCTCAGAGACTATATACGGCTCAAATTCTACCCCGTGTTCTCCGGTTGAAAGGACGATTGTTTTGAAGGGGTATTGTTCGTCTGGGATAAAGCAGGACATATTGTTCTCTGAATCTATTGTGTATGACGCAAAAGCATTATCCCGCTTGATGCCAGTTACAACAAATTGAGTCTCCATGTCTGCTGGACGATCAACTTTTTTGTTTACCGCCTGCACGAGTAGGGCGAGTTCATCAGCTCGAACGACTTTTAGCCCGTTTTCATTTTCTGGCGTTTTTATCATCGACAAAACCGCCGAAGCGACCTCAAAAGTCCCTGTATATCCGATGCACACATAATCATTGATCTTTTCTGCTTTTACAACTTCCTCAGAAACGATCATGCCAGACGCTGAGTTGCGCCCTCTCCCGTCAAAAGCAGTCCAAGAGCCATCTTGCGACACTACATTCACGACAATGCTCATTCGGATTCGCTCCTTGCTTTGAGCATCCGCGCTGTCTCAACCAAAAACCGGCGGTCTGCTGTATTTATGGAGTTCCAAATCTCAAGAAGTTCCGGATCGACCTCACCCGTTTGGGTGGGGTCTTTTTTTATGCCCTTCTGCTCCTGGCCGGTCAGGTAGGCAACAGAAACGCCAAAATAATCAGCAACTTTTTTTAATTTTTCATAACTCGGGGGGTGATCATCCCATTTTGCCATTGACCCGCGCGTTAACCCGGCTTCTCTTTCTAACTTGTTCACGGACATGTTCCCATTTTCAAGGCGAAGTTGCCCAATACGTTTAAGCAATGACACAGGAATCACCCTCTTCCAAAAATACGAAAAACTTCGTAAAAATATCTTGACAATTACGAAGATATTCGTATAATAGAGATATGCACACGGGCACAACAAAGACGCCCGGGGCACAGGGCCGAGCTGAATTTGTCTATCTCATGTCTGCAACTTGAGTTTAGAACATTTTCGCTGTCTTGTCAATAAGAGGGGAAAAATTTTCTATGCTACGCTATAGAAAATTATCGTTGTCCCCTTGACAACGATAATACCCCATTAGGGAGGAGGATAAATTTGATTTTCGCTAACATCAAAAGCCTTTGTGACCAAAACAATGTGAGTTTGTCGCGGCTTGAAAAAGAACTGGGGTTTGGCAATAGCACTATTGCCAAATGGACGCAGTGCAGCCCCTCGGTAGACAAGCTCCAAAAGGTGGCAGTTTATTTCGGCTGTACGGTGGACGAGCTGCTAAAGGAGGATGGGCAGGAATAAAAAGCGCCCTGCCCGGTGTAGACGCACCGAACAGGGCAAAGACGAAACATCAACCACAATGTTCCTGCGGACAGTATACCACTTCCGTGGGGGAAAGGCAAGGGAAAGTATGCCGAGGGTAAATTTGGGGCGTGACCCCGAACAGGGAAAAACTGAATATCGGCGCAGGCTGATCGATGGGAAAGCCCATTTCAGGGGCTACAAGACAAAAAAAGACTTCGCTCGGGTGCTAAAAGTCAACTGTGAATGGGTTTACAGACGGTTCGACGGCGCGACGAAATGGAGTTTGGATGACATTGCGAAGCTGGACAACGTGCTCCAGTTTGACGCGGACGAGCTGGCCAGTCTGGTGCGTGGCCGATAGGAGGTACTTAATGAAAGACATGATCGCTTTTATGCTAATCCTGCTGTTCGCTGGCTTTGCGGACGGGCTGATGGACAAAGGAATCGCGGCGTTTCTTGCCGTGGGGATGATGGTGCTCGGTACGGCTGGGGCGCTGGTTTGTATTGATTGGAGGAAAAGCAAGTGAGAAAAGAATTGACTCTGGAGACCATCGAGCGCTGGTTGAAGGATTCGGACTGTTATGTCCGCACCGCAGCCATGAACGCCTGTCAGGGCAAGGACGTACCGCTGGAGGTCATCGAGCGCGGGTTGAAGGACCCGGACTATGATGTCCGCACCGCAGCCATGAACGCCTGTCAGGGCAAGGACGTACCGCTGGAG